TGAATGTATCACAAAATAAATTAAATGAATACATTACTTTATATTTAAATGATGTAGAAGATTATTATGAAGGAGAAAAAGATTTAGTATTAACTGAGTCTACTTTAAATTCTCTTAAACAACTTATTGTTGAGTCTAAAAAAGATATGTCTTTAATATTAAAAGAAGCCTTAATAAACACAACTCCTGAAAAACGAGAAATTATAAAAGACTTTATGATATACATAGAAGAAGCATAAATTACTTGGCTTTCAATATTCTTCAACATATATTTAAAATAAAAAGTTATGGAAAATATAACAAAAATTCTTAAATCACCTGATGGTACAATTCGTCACATCAGAGATAATAAACTTCACAATTCAGAAGGACCAGCATTAATTCATCCAGATGGAAAAGAAGAATATTACATAAATGGATTTGCATTCTCTAAAGACAACTATAAAAAACGTAAAAAAGAAGGCACTGGTTTACCATGGTATAAAAGTGGAGCAGGTAAAGTAAGATAAACATAATATTAATTTAAAAAAATAAATTATGCGTATAGGTTTTTGTGGAACAGTTAGTGTTGGAAAAACAACTTTAGTAAATGAACTGTCAAAATTGTCAGAATTTAAAGATTATACATTTACTACAGAACGTAGTAAACATTTACGTGACTTAGGCATTCCATTAAACACAGACAGTACTTTAAAAGGACAAACGGTGTTTCTATCAGAAAGATGCAGTGAATTAATTGCAAAAAACGTTATTACTGATCGTACTATCATAGATGTAATATCTTTTACGTTAAATGCTAGTTCAATTGAACAGTCAGGTAAATTGGCTTTTGAACATTATGCTTCACGTTTTATTGAAGAGTATGATTGGATATTTTATGTTAGTCCTGCTGGAGTTAACATAGAAGACAATAATGTACGCACTACAGATGCTGTTTATAGAAGTCAAATTGATCAAACCATTAAACATTTATGTTCTTGCCACTTAGACAAAATTAAGAACTTTGGAATTATATCTGGTTCTATTGAAGACAGAATAAAACAAATCAAATCTTATCTAAACTTATAATATTTATAACAAAAACTCTAATATGAAACGTAAAGACCTATACGAATATGTTCGTGAATCTATTATAAATGAATTAACTGTTACTCCTGTAACATCAGCAAATGCTGCAGATGTAAAAAGGAAAATATCATCATCCTCAGGATTAACCAGTACTCAAAAAACAGATCTTACTAAATCTGCAACTCCAGGATCTACTATAAATCTTCCTGAATCTGAACTTGAAGAAATGGCTCGTAAAGCCAATAATCTTAAAGTAGGCAGTCAAGAAAAATTTGAAGCAGCTAAAGATTTATATGAGGGAGGATGGATTGCTAATTTATTGAACTTCATAGCAGAGGCAGGAGAAGATGGAATATCACAAAAGGACTTAGCAGAAAAATTAGGCAAAAAAGACTCAGCAAACATCAACCCAGCAATTCAAGAACTTAAAATGGTTAAAGCAATTGCTACAACTAGAATTAAAGGAGACACATCACCTGAAGTAACAGATTCAGAAGAAGAAGATGTAATAGCAGTAGCAGGTGACGAAGAAGAGGAAGAAGAAGATACTTTTTATAAGGTTGACAAAGAATTTGACTCATCTGAAGCTGAAGAAGAAGAAGATAAAAAGGCTTATGCAAACATACCCAAACTAACCCCAACACAGTCTAAAAAAGATGATGAAAAAATAAAAGCAGTTAAAGATGCTGTAGTCATTGTAAAAAAGAAAGTAGATAGAATTAAAGAAATGGAGAAGAAAAATCCTAAGAATTATAAAAATACAAATGAGTACATTACAAAAATGGAAGAATTAAAACAATTCATCCAGAAAAATAGAAATATACTTACTAAAGCAGGTACAATTAAAAATCTTACTGATGATATTATATCATAATGAATTGGTCTGAAAATAAGAGTAAATTTTACTTTCTAATTATATTAATATTAGTAGTAGTACTTTTATTACAAAGATGTAATAATGGAAAAAACCAACCACTATTTCAAAATGATACTATTCGAGTAGTAGACACTTCATATGTCACAATAACAAAATACATTCCAACATATGTTCCTAAATGGAATGTTCAAATAAAATACATTCATGACACAACAAAAATAATAGACACAGCATATGTTATTGGAGATTATTATTCTGCATATTATTATAAAGATTCAATTAAAAATGATACTTTATCTGTTTATATAAATGATTTAATATCTCAAAATAAAATACGATCAAGAAGTGTAAAATATACACTTAAATTTCCTACAGTAACAATCACTAACACGGTTATTAAAAGTAAAAATGAATTTTATGTAGGCATAGGATTAGTAGGAAGTTCAACCGGTATAAACTTTTTTGGTCCTGAATTAATGTTAAGAACTAAAAGTAAAAATGTTTATGGATTAGGAATAGGAGTAAACGGAAATTTACAACCTAATTTAAGTTTAAGAACTTATTGGAAAATAGGAAAAAAATAAATGTCAGATTTAAAACAAATAATAAAAGACGAATACATTCAATGTGCAAAGGATCCAGGTCACTTTATGCGCAAATACTGTAACATACAACATCCACAACGTGGACGAGTTATATTTAATTTATTTCCTTTCCAAGCTAAAGTGTTAAATTTATGGAAAGACAATCCATATTCACTTATTTTAAAGTCAAGACAATTAGGTATATCTACATTAGCAGCTGGATATTCTTTATGGTTAATGCTTTTTCACAAAGATAAAAATATTCTTTGTATAGCTACTAAACAAGAAACAGCCAAAAATATGGTTACTAAAACTAAATTTATGTATGATAATTTACCATCATGGCTTAAAATAGGAGCAGAAGAAAACAATAAATTAACTTTACGATTAACTAATGGTTCACAAATTAAAGCAACATCAGCAGCAAGTGACGCGGGTAGATCTGAAGCTGTGTCTTTACTAATTATAGATGAGGCTGCTTTTATTGATGGTATTGAACCAATTTGGGCATCTGCTCAACAAACTTTAGCCACAGGTGGTGGTGCAATAGTATTATCTACACCATTTGGCACTGGTAATTGGTTTCATAAAACATGGGTTAAAGCAGAGGCAGGAGAAAATGGATTTTTACCAATTAAGTTACCTTGGTATCTTCATCCAGAGCGAAATCAAGAGTGGAGAAATAAACAAGATACAGAATTAGGTGATCCTAGATTAGCAGCACAAGAATGTGACTGCGATTTTACAACATCAGGTGAAGTAGTTTTTTATTCAGAACATCTTGAATATATGACTACATCTTATGTTACTGATCCAATGGAAAGACGAGGAGTAGACAAAAATTTATGGGTATGGGAAGCACCTGATTATTCAAGAAATTACATGGTTGTAGCTGATGTTGCTAGAGGAGACGGAAAAGACTACTCAGCATTTCATGTGTTTGACTTAGAAACTAATGCTCAAGTAGCAGAATTTAAAAGCCAACTGTCACCAAAAGAATTTGGATATATGTTGGTAGGTATTGCAACAGAATACAACGAAGCATTACTTGTAGTTGAAAATGCAAATATTGGTTGGTCTACATTAGACGCTATATTAGAAAGAAACTATAGAAATCTTTATTATTCACCTAAAAGTGACTCCCCAAGCTCAGATTCGTATACTAGATATGAGGATACATCAAAAATGGTACCAGGTTTTACTATGTCATTAAAATCTCGACCATTAGTAATCAATAAAGGAAGAGAATATTTAGGTGATCATAGTGTTATCATTAGATCAAAACGATTGATTGAAGAAATGAAAATATTTGTTTGGAAAAATGGAAGAGCAGAAGCACAAACAGGATACAATGACGACTTAGTAATGTCTTTTAACACAGCAATGTATGTAAGAGACACAGCTTTAAAAAACAAACAACAAGGAATAGAAATGACAAGAGCAACAATAGGCAACATTTCAAGACCTTCTCAATATCAAGGAGCATATTTTGCATCAGGGACAGACAATCCATATTCAATGAAATTAAATAATGATCAAAACGAAGACATAAGTTGGTTAATTAAATAAATAAAAAATGGCAGATAAAAGTATATTTACAAGATTAAAAAGATTATTTTCAACTGATGTTATTATCAGAAATGAAGGAGGCAATCAACTTCGAGTAATGGATGTTAATTCAATTCAACAAAGTGGCGAATATAAAACTAACTCATTAATTGACAGATACAGTAGAATATATTCACCCAATGCAACTTCACTTTATGGTCAACAATTAAATGCTAATTATCAATATTTAAGAACCCAACTATACTCAGACTATGATAAAATGGACACAGATGCTATTGTAGCTTCTGCTTTAGACATTGTGTCTGATGAATGTTCTTTAAAAAATGAAATGGGAGAAGTGTTACAAATTCGCAGTTCAGATGAAGATGTTCAAAAAATATTGTATAATTTATTTTATGACATATTAAACATTGAATTTAACATGTGGTCATGGGTTAGACAAATGTGTAAATATGGTGATTTTTTCTTAAAATTAGAAATATCTGAAAAATTTGGAGTGTACAATGTTATACCTTACACAGCGTATCATATTATGCGTGAGGAAAATTTTGACAAAGACAATCCAGCATCAATAAGATTTAAATTTAGTCCAGATGGATATGTTGGAGGTGCAGATCAATTTGTTGTTCCTAATCAACATAAAAATGAAACAAATGGAATATATTTTGACAATTATGAAATGGCTCACTTTCGTTTATTAACAGATGTTAATTATTTACCTTATGGTCGTTCATACATTGAACCAGCACGTAAGTTGTTTAAACAATATACATTGATGGAAGATGCTATGTTGATTCATAGAATATCTCGCGCCCCAGAAAAACGTGTATTTTACATTAATGTAGGTTCAATTCCTCCTAATGAAGTGGAAAACTTTATGAAGAAGACCATCAATACAATGAAAAAAACTCCATACATTGATCCAGCAACAGGAGAATACAATTTAAAGTACAACATGCAAAACATGTTAGAAGATTTTTACATTCCAGTTAGAGGCAATGATTCATCAACTAAGATTGACACTACTAAAGGATTAGAATACAATGGCATTGAGGATGTTTCTTATTTAAGAGATAAATTATTTGCCGCTTTAAAAGTACCTAAAGCATTTATGGGATATGAGAAGGACTTAAGTGGTAAAGCCACACTTGCTGCAGAAGACATTCGTTTTGCTCGTACAATTGATAGATTACAACGCATTGTATTGTCTGAATTGTATAAAATAGCATTGGTACATTTATATGTTCAAGGATATAGAGGTGAAACTTTAACTAATTTTGAAATATCATTAACCACTCCTTCTATTATATATGATCAAGAACGTATTGCCTTGATGAAGGAAAAGGTTGACTTAGCTAAAAATATTATGGAAGCTCAACTATTGCCTACAGATTGGATTTACCACAATGTGTTTCACTTTAGTGAAGATCAATTTGATGAATATAGAGAACTTATTTTACAAGATGCTAAGCGTAAATTTAGATTAGGTCAAGTAACAGAGGAAGGTAATGATCCATTAGAAACAGGTAAATCATACGGTACTCCACATGATTTAGCGTCTTTATATGGTAAGAGTAGAATGACATCTGATCCAAGTAATGTTCCAACAGGATATGGTGATGATGTTACATTAGGACGTCCTAAAGAAAAAGCATCAAATATCAATACGCAAGATAATGCATTTGGTAGAGATAGATTAGGAAGAAAAGATATGAAACATGATGACCAACCAGGATACAATAGTAAGTCATTAAATGAAAATACTTATTTAAAAAATAAACAATTTTTAAATGAAATAGAAAAAAAATTAGTATTTCAAACAGATAAAGCAAAAGAATCCTTATTAGATGAAAATCAACTTCGTTAACATTTATTGTAAAAATTTTACTTTCCAATTAAATTAACATATTTATAACAAAATATTCCAATTAACATATTTATAATAAATATAAAAATTAAATGAATATAAAACATTCTAAATTTAAAAACTCAGGCATTCTTTTTGAACTTTTAGTTCGACAAATTACAGCAGATACATTATCAGGTAAAGATTCAAAAGCTACTAATATTTTAAAAAAATATTTTACCAAAACAGAATTAGGCCGTGAATATAGATTATATGAAAGTTTACTAAAACGTACTAATTTAACTGAAGGAAAAGCAAACATAGTAATCAACTCAGTTTTAGAAAGTTCTAAACAACTTAACAAGTCTGCTCTTAAAAGACAAAAATATAATTTAATTAAAGAAATTAAGGAACATTATACTTTAGAAGAATTTTTTAAAACTAAGTTACCTAATTATAAAATATACGCTGCTTTATACACTTTAATTGAATCACACGAAAATAATCCAATTTTAACAGAGCAAGTAATTACCAATAAGTTATTTATATTAGAACATTTAACATTCTCTGTTAAAAAAGAAGACAAACCAGACATATTAATAGAAGAATTTTCTAAATATGATAATGATACTCGTATTTTAACTTACAGAATATTGCTCAATAAATTTAATGACAAATATGCTGATTTTAGTGACAGTAAAAAATCTATTCTTAAAGAATTTATCAATAGTGTAGACAATCCAACAAAATTAAAGGACTTTTACAACATTAAAATACAAGAAATTAAGAAAAGTCTTACTACACTAAACAAGACAACTAAAAATCCAGTCACTAAAATTAAATTGGATGAAACATTAAAAAATGTTTTAGTTAGTTTAGAAAAAAACAATAAAATTAACAACAGTCACATAGTTAACTTATTACAATATTGTGATTTACTTGAAGAACTAAAACAAGTCAATGGAAAATAAACCAGAAAATACTTCAGGTATTTCAACGTCACCGTCTCAAGTAGATCCAGAAACAGGTCAAGTAACATGGGATGTAAAATATGAGGCTAATTATGCTCTGATATATAAGACATTTAAAATTCTTGTTAATGAGTACAAAAAATTCATTACATTTGATGAGGTTAAAAAAGATCCAAAATTTAAAGAAATATACAATGGTTTAGGATATGTGTGGAATCAATTTAGAACTCATTTAAGATCTAATTATCCAAAACAATATAAATCATTGTCATCTATAAACGAAGAAGAAGTTAAAGAACTTGTTCGTAAACGTTTAAAAGAAATGAGTGTAACTGGAGGAGGAGCTGGCGCAGGTCACTTTACACCAGGTGAAGGAGCTCAATATGCAACTCCATATGCTTTTAATCCTAAAAAGGGAGCTAAAGGAGCTCAAAATATTTACTATTACAAGTTAGGTTGGAAACCAGTTGACGTTGAAAAGCTTCACAAACAATCTAAAGCCATTGATCATAAAGATTTATGGAAAAAGAAATTAGAAGAAGAACAAACTTCTCAATCATATGTTGATTCATTAAACTTACAAGAACCAGCATTGAAAAAATTTATAGGTGACAGAATAGGTGACTACGATAAAATTGAAGATAAGTTAAACACTTTACTGCCACTGTTAAAAAAGTCAAAAGAAGAAACTATGGAGTATTATAAAACTTCTCCTGATTTTCAAGTTAAATATGGTACAGATTTAGCAGTGGATTATTTAGACGATTTAATAACATTATTTAAAGATAAAAAATAACATGACATTACAAGAACAATTCAACTCCATCAAAAGTGGTAAAGGAAATAAAGATCAGTTTTTAAAACATGCAAGACAAAGTTTTCCACAGTACCTTACTAAATTCTTAGACTTTGACACTTCAGTAAACATATTAAAGTCTAAACAACTTATCAATGAAGCAATTGGTGGCGTTGTTACTAAAGGATTTAACATTACTAATTGGAAACAAATATTTGAGGCTGAAGTTAAAGCGGAAGAAAAAACACCGTCTAAAGAAGTGGATGATGCTAATAAAAATGCTTACGATAATAAAAACGTAAAAAACGCTGATAACATTAACTTTAACGAAATACTAAAAGGATACTTAGCAGAATTAGGCGACCCTAAAAACGCAGGTAAAAGTGGAGATGAACTAAAAGACATCGTAGTTAAAAACTTAGGAAAAGATTGTTTGCACTACACTAAAGATGGAATGTTTGGCATTAAAGGTATTGGTTTTACAGATGAAGCACCTGGTTTAGGCACTCCAAAAGAAGCAAAAGGCAAACATAAATCATCAGGATATGGTGACATTGAAAAAGAAGTAAAAGTAAAAGCAAACGTTCAAGACTCATTAGGCGACAAAGAAGCAAAAGATTCTATGCCTAAAAAAGTTAAAGAAATGACAACAACTCCTCAAAATTCAGCTGGTGTTAAAAAAATGAAAATGCCTGGTGTTGAAAAGAAAATAAAGTTGCAAGAAAATTTAGGTGAACCTATAGAAGAACAAAAACTTCGCTCTGTAATTGCTAAATTAATTAAAGAAGAATTAAAAAAATAACATGAAATCGCTACTCGTAGAAACTCGTTTAATTGATGTATCGCCTCAATTCCTTACAGAAGGACGTAAAGGTACTAATGGTAATCCATTGGTTGAAACCATACTTACTACTGTTGAAAAGAAAAATGGCAACGGAAGATACTATTCAAAAGAACTATGGGACAGAGAAATAGAAAAATACGGCACTCTAGTTGTTGAAAGAAGAGCATTAGGAGAATTAGATCATCCAGACTCTCAAATTATTAACTTAAAAAATGTGTCACATAACATTACTAAAGTATGGTGGGACGACAATAAAATAATGGGAATATTAGAAATTTTACCTACTCCATCAGGCAACATAGTAAAAGCATTAATTGAATCAGGCATTAAAGTAGGCGTTTCATCTCGTGGAATGGGAAGTTTAAAACAAGTAGGAGAAGTGTTAGAAGTACAAGACGATTTTGACTTGTTAGGATGGGACATAGTTTCTACACCTTCAAATCCAAATTCTTGGATGGCTCCACTAAGTGAAGGACTAGCAACACCAATTAATCCATATAGTAAAGTAAATAGTATCATTACTGATATTCTTTGTGCAAATGGTACTTGTCCAATATTTTAAAAAATAAAAACAAAATGAAAAAAATATTAAACGAAGAATTTCGCAGAATGCAAAAGTTAGCGGGTATTATAAATGAATCACAGTTAGAAGAAGGATTTTTAGGTGATGTAGTTAAAAAACTTAAAAGACTTCTTACTGGTGAAAAAATGGAAAAAGTAAGTGATGCTGATGGTTATAATTATTATAAAGATGAAGACGGTAAAGAATGGATAGGTCTTCAAAGAGCAGATTTAAGATACGAACCAGGATATAAAAAATCTTGGGTAGCTATATATGATTTAAAAGATGAAGATAAAATAAAACAAGCTGTATTAAATCAAAAAGCTCAAAATAAAGAATATATGAGTAATATTGAAGATCCATTTTCAGGAGGAGGAGAATATACCGGAGGATTTAAAAGAGGAGACTACTTCCCAGAACCTGTAAAAGTAGTTAATAGTAAAACTTTTTAAAATACTTATCCCTTTATATATCATATTTAGGCCAAAGCGTTCCCTTAAAGAAGGAACGCTTTTTTGCATTTTTAACAAATTAATATATACGTATAATAAATGTGCCCAATCTATGAGGCATTGCAAACATAATATTTATTACACTTTGAACATTCGTTCACATTAAGTGTATTTCCAAACAAAAAAACAATTTAGGAAAAATGGCAACAAACAGAGACTTGCTTAGAGAAGCAATCGCAGATGCTAAAGCTGTAAAAGAAACAGCAATTGCAAACGCAAAAGCTGCTTTGACAGAATCATTTACCCCGTTCTTAAGAGAAAAATTATCTGCAAAAATCCAGGAAATGGACAAGGATGATGTCGATGAAGATGTGGATGAAATGGTGTATGATGAAGTAGAAGAAAATGAAGGTCTAGACGAAATTTCTTTAGACGAACTTTTAGCTGAATTAGAAGAAGGTGATTCCAAAGAAATGGAAGACGAAAATCTTTACGAAGCAAAAGAAGAAAAAGAAGAAGAAATGTCTATTGAAGACATGTCTGAAGATGATTTAAAATCATTCATCGAAGATGTTATTAAAGACATGGTAGCTAACAAGGAATTAGAAGCTGGTCATGAAGGTATGGAAGATGAAGAAGGTGCTGAAGAAATGGAAGCTCCTGAAGAAGAAGAAGACGAAGATGTTAACATTGAAGAACTTTTAGAATCTGAAGAACTTTTAGAAGATGTTGGTTTTATAGGTGATTTACCACTTACTGCAGACGCTATTAAATATATAGCAATAGTATTAGGAGTAGTAGGTGCTTTAGCTTTAGACTCTTTTAAAGATAACATTAAAGCTTTTTTCAGTGGAAATAAAAATAAAAAAATAACTAATAAAGAGTTAAAGGATTTAGCAGATAAGGCAAAGGCTTCAAAATCAGAAAAGCCAGAGTCAGAAAAGCCAAAGTCAGAACCTTCTGATGTTAGTTCAAAAGAAGAACTTGCAGAATCATATTCTGTTATTAGAACTTTAAAAAATGAACTTAATGAAATCAACTTATTAAATTCTAAATTACTTTACACTAACAAAATCTTTAGAAGTAAATCTTTATCTGAATCACAAAAAATAAAAGTTTTAACAGCGTTTGATAAAGCAAAAACTAAAAAAGAAGCTCAACTAGTTTATGAAACTTTACAAGAAAGTTTAAAAGTATCTATTAATACTAAATCTTCTATTAAAGAATCACTAGGATCAGCTTCAAGATCTTTAGGAAATGCTTCAGCAAAACCAATTATCGAAGTAGACAACCAATTTGCTAGATGGCAAATGTTGGCTGGAATTAAAAAATAAACAAACTAAAAACAAACTAAAAACTAAAAACAAAAAAAATGAGTTCAATTCAAAATTTATTAGAATCCGCTAACCCGTGGAAATCACTTCAAAGTGATGCTGGGAAATTAGCGTCCAAGTGGGTCAAAACTGGCTTACTTGAAGGATTAGATGACACGTATAAAAACAATATGTCTATCTTATTAGAAAATCAAGCTAAGCAATTAGTAGTAGAAAATAGTATAACAGGCGCAGGTTCAGGCGCAGGTTCATTTAGTGTAGGACAATCAGAAAATTGGGCAGGTATTGCTTTACCATTAGTACGTAAAGTATTTGGTGCAATAGCAGCTAAAGAATTTGTTAGTGTTCAACCAATGAATTTACCTTCAGGTCTTGTGTTTTTCTTAGACTTCCAATATGGAACTGACAAAAATCCATTTGCTGCTGGTGACTCTCTTTACGGAGCTCGTAATGCATCAGGTCGTTTTCCATATCAATCAACTAGTACAACTGGTGGTTTATATGGTGCTGGCCGTTTTGC